GGTCTGTCATTAACCTCGTTGATATGATGAACACAATCGGCTCTCTTGTATCTGCCTTTGCTTAAGCATACTTGACATTCATAATGATAATCGTTAAGCACTTCCTGTCTTAACTCCATCCATTCCTTTGACTTATAGAATAGTATTATCTTATTCTCTTTATACAGTTGTCTTATCCATACTGCTAATGGAATATCCTTTGGAACATTCATTGTGTAACCTCTTCAGGATAAGGTGGAATATCTTTCTCCAACTCTGCATATAGAACATTCAATACAGTTGTATTAAATGCTTCTGTTGGTAGTTCAGGAATAGTTGCTGGCTCTCTCTTAACCAATCGCCACCCTGTAGCAATTAGATTGTTTACTTCATCATCAAATTGTTTAGTACAATAGATTGCTCTGATTACTGTTTTAATCTGTTTCATATTGCACCCCCTGTGTATTTGAATCCTTGGATTGCTCTGAAGTGTCCACCATAACCTGTGCCTTTAATAAAGCCTTTTTCCTCTGCTGACTTTGTTAATGACTTATAATTTCTTGTCTTATTATCGCCATATAATCTTGCTGATACCTGAACCCATTTATCAGACCTTCTCAAAGTTGCACAAAGTTGTGGATGAGAAGTATGAAAGTATGTAGGCAACTGCTTATTCTTTCTTCCGTTTCCGTCTAAATGGTATTGTGCTATGGCATTTAAGAACCGAGTTCCAACACCTGCGCCTTGCCATTCAGGCATTGTAACAAGCCTTGTGGCTCGATATCCTTTAAGATGAAACCAAGGATGTACAAGAAGATGACAAGCAAGTTCGCCATCAACTGTGCCAATAAAATATTCAGCTGCAATCGGCATAGGTAAATCTAAATAATAATGTGGCTTAAAATATCGCCAATAACTTCCGTTGACCTTCCTAATTTCCAAGTTGATTTTCGGTCTTTGCCGAAGATACCCCCTTGTAAAGGCTTTGTCTTTTGTATCAAGAACCCAATCAGGTTGCAACCAATCAAGCACATCATAATGTGGTGTTAAAAGGACTACTTTTCCTTTTGGGTTTTCTCTTCGCCAGGCCTTTTGAAATGCTTGCGCTCCTATCTTTGCAATCTGCCTGTCAATAACTGATGTAAATTCATCAACAACAACTTCATCAGGCTTTTCACAAATGAGCCTTGCTAAACCCGCCCTGAACTGTTCGCCATTTGACAACACATGAAAAGGACGAAGCCAAGAAGGAACATCACCCAAACCGACAGAAGCAAGCATACCTGTAACAAGGTTAAAATCTGCTTCAGGTGTAATATCTTCAACAATCGGCTTGTCATAACTCCACCTATCAGTTAGATCAATGATTTTGTTTTCTCCAAAAATCAACTTGCCAATGGATGTTTTGCCTGAACCTGAAGGCCCAACAACAACACCAATGTTCCAATCACCGGAGAAATCAACATTGTCAATTTCCAAATCGAAGTTACAACCATTTTCTGCATTGAATAGACTTTTTACCCTTGCCGCCCTGTATGTGTCAAAATCGCTTACCCTGTTATGGACTTCAATTTTCATTACACTGCAACCACCTTTAATTTATAACCCTCTTCTTTCAGACGATTATATATAGATTCCTGTTCCTTTTCGTCATTACAGATAACTACAACTGCATATTGTTCCTTGTATTTAAAACTGCTCACAATATCACCTATCCTTTATTCAATTTTCAAGTTTCATAACAAAAATGCCTAACAGAAGTCGGAGTAAACCCTGTTAGGCAAAGAAAAAGGAAATGGGAAGACTACAGCAAACAAAAACCCATTTCCTTTATGACTCTATTAATTTTCTTGTGATACTTTTCACATTATACACTATACCACAGGTTCAATATCAACTTCTATCAACTCTTTCATTTTTTTCTAAATTTTTTTGAAGTTGATTTAATGCCCTTTTATGTAACTTATCCGATACATACTGATATGTAAAACCCATTTCAATCGCAATGGTTTCCCAATTTTTAAATTCAAAGTATCTCTTGAATAAAAGCTGCATACATTTTGGACTACAACTCTTTATTATCAAATTATGCGCTTCTTTCTTTAAATCCAACATCCTGTTAATATCTTTTAAGATATCATCTTTCAGGCAAGCTATCTTTATTGCGCATGCTTCTACTCTTGATTGTTCTGCTGATGAACTTTGAACTTTCGCATCAGACAATGTTGATGTTACTTTCTTTGAAAGTGCATCTAACTTTTCTAGTTCCTCAAAGTTTTCTTCAATCAGAATATCAAGCGTCCTGATCTCTTTTAAATATTCTTCAGCTTTCACTATCTTTACCACTCCTTTCCTAAAATGCTTTTCTCTGAACACAACCCATTCTGCGTTCCCAATTTTTATTCTTTTTTTCTATCTCATTCCAACGAATAATGTTTCCGTTATCATCATAGAAAGAAACAAATGTTTTTTTAGGTTCAAGTCCTTTTTCTTCTCTCAAAGTGTGATTTGTTCTCTTAACAAGTTCTTTAATCACATAGCAACTTGCAACAGGCGAATCTGAAATCATTGCAGTAGCAAGAGTTCTTTTACAATTTGTACATTTCCAAGTGATAATTCGCCACACTTGTTCTTTCAGTACCTGTTCAATATTACAACCACAAGTACAAGGTTCTATGTAATTTGCTTTAAATTGCATTGACACCACCCTTTCTGACTATTTCCATTGCTTTCGCATAGGCTGATATTTCACCTGAATATCCACTTGCCGATACACCACACATTCCCATTACTGCTTCTGCGTGTGCACTTGAACTTTCATACAGCTTGTCTTCCAACTCTGCCACAACCTTGTCCACATCATAGGCTGTTGGTTGACAGTTTATAAACTTTTCAAAAAAGAAACTTGCAACAATTTCATAATGTTCAGGCTTCACATAACCTTCTAACCCTCTACAATCTACTTCTGTTATTTTTTCAGCATCTATCAATCTACCCATCTATTCCACCTGCCTTTACTATTTTTCTTACTATGTGTTCCTGAAGCAATCCTTCATCATAGCTCGCTTCTTCCAACTGCTTAACAACTGCTTCCTTGTCATAGGCAACTGGCTGTTCTTCTACTATTCCAATGACATCATCAAAACTTTCAACAAGTCCTTCTGCCATATCATCTTCAAACTTCTTGATCAATGCACTTCTGCTTATTAAATCACTCATTCTCGTCATCCCCTTTCACTATGTTGATTGCATTGCTCATTGCCACAATATAACCTTCTGTTCGGTCATAATAAGGTAAAGCCTTAAATGTACACTCTTCTTTTTGTTTCTCTGCTAATTCCAATTCATTTTCCAACTGCTCAACAATCCTATCAATAGGCTTGCGTGTGTTCCATTCTTCAATTGGTTTTTTATAATTATTGCTTAAAGAAGTTTTGCAACTGCATTTTGTACATTTAACCCAATATTCTTTGCCAATCCAATCTCCTTTGCAATATTCTGCTTCTCCCCCACAAAACGGACAAGGCTTTAATTTATAATCCATTCTTAACACCTGCCTTTGCCATTGAATATAAATTGTTTAATTCTTCTGCTCGCTTTTCGCTACTAAACACATCACATATTCTTTCAAACGCAAATCTAAAGGCTTCTGCTTGTCCTCTGTCATATCCACTCTGAAATGCTGTGTCTAACTCTAATTGCATTGTATTATCACTCATTACAAACACCTACTTTCCAAAAATCTCTTTGCATTTGTTGTTAATCCAACTAATATCTTCTGCTGATAAACAAATGATAGTTTCACTTTGCCAATGTCCGTAGTGGCAAGAATGTTTTAGCCACTCGTCTTTTTCTTCTCTCCATTGTGGTTCAAGCATTGGTTCTTTGAATACAAAATGGCAATAGTGGATATCTACACACTTCATCTCTTTGTCAAAACTTACCGATAAGTTTTCATAATCTGTCTTGTATGCATATGTTACATTTCTATCAGATTCACTTATTAATTTGAATTTACTCATTCTTCTTCACTCTCTTTCTGCCATAATATGTAATGTGTACAGATACATCAAAATACTCATTACATATTTTGCATTTAACTTTTGCTACTTTATTCCAACCCTTTATTGCTAATTCTGAAAGATTGTGTTCATAGTGACCATCTTTGTATTCTGCTTTACAGTAAGGGCATTTTGGATATGTAAATTTGCTTTTACTCATTCTGCACCTTCTTTCAGCAGTTCAGGATTGCCAAAGATGTTACCGATAACTTTAATTTCTCTTTCTTCTGCCCAAAAGAATAAATCCATTCTTAAAGCCCTATCAGCTTTCCATGTAATTCTAAATTCTGCTTTATCCCATATAACAGTTCCAATTGGTTCAGTATTCTCATTAGTGATATACTTGATAATATCATTTTCCCAAATCTTATTTCCGTTCTTGTCGGTAAGTCCTGTGTATTGACAGATGGTGTCTGGTCTTACTTCGAAAGCAAAAGGCTGTCCTGCTTTATTAGATATGTACCACTTGTTATCCTTATGTGCTAATAAACCTTGTACCCATTCTCCATTACAAGTTTTCGCTTTGAATAATATTTCACGCATCTTATCGCTCCTTCCCAACTCCGTTTAAATGTTCACAGTAAATGCAAGTAAAAACTTTCTTCTTGCTGAACACCTCATTACCACAACATTCGCATATGCGATTAAATAAGTCTTTTTTAAATTTCTTTTTCTTTTTCTTCATGCTGCTTACTCCTTTTAATGCGTTGGTATCGTAAAAAGCAATACCATAGTTATTATCAATGCCACTATCATTAAAATTACATCTTGTTTTTTAATATCTTTCATAAGTCACCTCTACTCCTGAAGTTTTTTCTTTAAATCATCAATTCTCTTTTTTAGATCAGGGTTATCATCAACTGACTTCTTGTTTTTGTTTAATAAATCTTTTTCAAGTTTGTCCATATCGTATTCCCTTTGTGGGTAGTTATTGAAGTTGTTCTTTTTCTGTTTATTCATCCAATCAGGAACAACTTCCTTTCTGCCACTACCCTTTTTCTGATTATTCTGATTTTTCAAAGGGAAGATACCTTGCCAGCCATTTATAATGGATTGATTAAGAATCTCTATCTGAACATTTACATCAGGTGAAAGTTTATTTAAGTTAGTAATCATTAACTTAATGGCTCTATCTGTCATTGGCTTTTTCATAGACTTTCTATGTTCCACAAAAGCAATAATGGTTTCATTAAGTGCCGGATTGTCAGCATATAATATATTATTTTTATTATTATCATTATTTACATTATTGTTTGTGTTTTTTTGTGGTTTTTTTGTGGTTTTTTTGTGGTCTTTTTGTGGTTTTTTTTCAGTTTCTAAAACCTGAAAATCGTTGTAATTTTCAATGGTTATCGTGGTTTTTTTTCGGTCTTTTTTTTGAACAATCATTTTATCATTTTCTAAAAGTGCCATAAAACTGCGCACTTTCGTCTTCGACCATCCCCATTTGTCAGCTAATTTCAGTTCTGACGTAATGAAACTTCCAGCCTTAACCTCGACCAACTCATTACCCAACAGGATTTTTTTATCTGTATGATTTGCCATCATCAGTAGATCAACCCAAGCCTGTCCTCTTGAAAAAGGCTTATCTTCCCACACCCAATGACTTTGTATTTGTCTATGAATTGATATCCAGCCAAAACTCATCTGTATCACCTGCCCTTGTTTCTCTGTTCCTTTTCTTTGGCTTTTTCCTTTAAACTGTCCATATTGTTCTTACATCCAAGGCAAGGCTGAAAACTTGATGGAACTTGCCTGTACATACAATATTCACATGCTTTGTCATTTTTCATTTTTCTCACTCCGTTCTATTACTTTGCTATTGATTTTTGCTACATTTATTGCACTGGCAGTTAATTCAGCATTTTTAAATCTCAACTTGTTATTGTTTAAAAATAAATTTTCTGCTCTTGTTATGCATTTGAGATTGTCTATGTTAAAATTGCGATTGTCACCATCTAAAAATATAACAACGGAATTTTCAGGCTTTTTACCATTTACAGATTCCCATATATGGATATGCTTTAATTCCCACTTATCCGGCTCTGCAATTTTTACTTCAATGTAGCCATCTTTAGTTATTCGCTCGCTACCTATTATTCTGTGGTTAGTAGGCAGCTGCCCTTTTTTAAACATTGTTTTTGAACTTTAACA